GACATGGAGTGGTACTGCCTGCCATACCCTGCCGAGATATGGGTCCTGGGAAGACGCCTAACAACGCTGCTGTGGAGTGAGGAGCGCTTCCAGCAGGGACGATGGGTGAGAGAGATGCCGGAATGGGCAATTACGGGCAAAAATTTTGGATTAACACACAATAGTTCACTCCCAGAGCAAACTGACTATTACACAATGCAGGGCAAAAAAGGAAACGTTGCATTCCTTACCGGAGTGCGCGCCAGTGAGTCAATGGTCAGATATAGATCAGTTGTTCAAAAGCTGCACGAGAACTACATAAATACTCCGTACAAACTAAAAGCCGGAATCCCGATGAAGTTTGCTAAAGTCATCTACGACTGGAACACGAATGATGTGTTCAAATACATAATCGAAGAGTGCGGCGGAGACTACTGCGAATACTATGACCTCGCATCCTTAACGGGAAGTAATACAAGAATCGGTATTCCACTGCACGCTACGGCAATACGCAGGATAGGCGATGTCGTTGCTACTGAACCAGAATTCTATGACAGATTATTTGAGTGCTTTCCATACATAGACGCACAACGCAGGTTGTGGCCTGAATTTAATGTTGAAAAATTGATATCTAGCTATGCTGTAGACGGATTCGACGGTGCTTCAAGATTTATAGATGAATACTTGATTGGAGACAGGCGAAAAATGGAAGCAAGAGTTTATGTATCCAAGTTTCGCAAAAAACACATCACGGATCCACATGGATACCCAGTTAGCTGGCTTGTGAGAAATTTAATGCTAAATGAAATAGACGTCAATTCACCCACTCCGGTTGGTCCAAAGACACGAGCATTTACAATTAGGGCAACTGAAATAGAGGACTCTGAATTATGATAAATATAGAATACGTTGACCACAATGAATTAACTGTTCCGTCATGGAGGGCGACCTATGTTCTTCGTCCGGAAATGCTAATAATTGCCGCATCGCTGTCTCAGCATGGCTTCATACAACCAATACACGTGCGAAAAGAGAGCGGCGAGATAATTGATGGTTCTGAGAGATTTTTGATCGCATCGAACATTAAGCAGGTTCTAAAAAAGACAAATGGCCTGATTCCTGTAGTTTTTCACGATGTTGATCAGGCGTCAGCAATGATGATGCACGTCCAGATGAATAGAGGCCACTCTGTACTCATGGCGGCAAAAGTGTCAAATATCGTAAGATCATTACGAAGAACTGGTCAGTATTCAGCGAAAGATTTTGAATCAATACTATGCATGAGGTCAGAAGAATTGTCATTAATGCTTGACGGCGACCTCATAAAAACAAGAAAAATATCAGAACATAACTACGCAAGAGCTTGGGTTCCCATAGAAGCTCCATCAAATAAGTCTGAAGATATAGTGTTAATAGAAAGACCTCCTAATTATGACCGTTAAATAAGTAGTTTTTCTGGTATATTCTTAAAAAGGCTATAGGAGTAAAAATATGCCAGGTGTTCGCTACGGTCCAGACATTGCCGACGATGCTGCTTATGTCATGAATAACCTTGTCGACATAAATCGTCGATACAGGGAAACTGGCAAACTTCCTAGAGAATTTCAAAAATTTGCGAAATTGGCTAGAGATGTATTCGGGGTAAGAGAATCCGACATAAAAAAGGGCAAGTACGGAGACCTTTCTAGACTTGCACAATACAGCTCAGCAGGCAGAAGCGCACGCGGCAAGGCATACAAAAGAGCAAAGCCGGCAAAAAATTGGCGTACTAAGAAAATAATGAAGCGCGGATTGCGCCAAGAGTTTCAAAAACGTGGCGAGACACCGTCTGGTCGAGCACAAAGTGGCGTACGCAAGGTAGGCCGAGGAGATGCTATTTCGGGAATTTCTGGAGTAGAGAGGCAAGGCCGAGGTGGAGCCACTTATCTCGGAAGAACTAAAACTAGGACCTTTGACAAATTGGCAGAAGCCGCCTATGCGAGAGCAAGAAGAAATAAAGTTCAAGTTGGCGGAGCAAGAGTAACTCAAGCGAACGCAGCGTCAATAGACAAACTAAACATAGCACGAACAGGAAGATTCCTTCCTGGGATTGATGGTTCGACTTTTGGTGGAACTGGCCGCAGAAGTGGTTCTACTATCAGGCCTCCAAAATCTAAGACTGCTGCCGCAGCATCTCAAGCAAAAAGAGTGAAAACTGTAAAGACAGCAGGAAGAGGCGGCAAAGCTCGTGGAAAGAAAAAGTCTAAGTAATTAGATGCTTTTCGTGCATTCCTATTAATGCTTCGTCATCCAGTTCACACATGTCCTCAAAAAAAGTCTGACTTTCATCGGCGAAATCGTGCTTGCATAGCCACTTTTTGAAATCATTAAGTGGCGTAACTGTTGCTATGTATGTTCCATCTTCAGATTTGCCGATTATTTTAATCCCAGCGGCGATCATGGCTATGACTGAGATATCCCACATTTGCTGAAGAAAATCATTTAAGTTTTCTTCAAACTCAAGCTCCTTATCTTCGTCTTCGAAGAAATAAAACATCACCTCCAGCATCTTTTGAAGAGAGTCAAGGGTTGCTGTTGTTGCTTCTTTTTTGCTTATCGGCGCAATCTTTGTTACGTCAATTTTGTTTATTGTGTTCAAATTAAGCTCTTTCAATATTTTTTAGATAAATAAAAATATTAAGAATTTAAAACTAGAAATTCTTTAACATTTTTTACTGGGGTAAATGCTACTCGGTACTCATTATCCCCTTTGTTTTCAAGGACTTCCATACCTACTGAAGCCATGCACGCAACAGCAATATTCCACAAATACTCTACAAATTCATTAATCTCGTCTTCGGTATTCAGGTTTTTTTCATTCCCTGAAAAGAAATGCCACAAAACCTCTGTTACGTGATTTAGTATGTCGACAGCGCCTTCTTGGATATCGGCGGCTTTTTTGGGTGGTTCTTCTAGTGCCATACTCAGAGACTAACCCACTAGCTTGCCTGCGTCAAGCAGTATACGTTGAACAAAACAACTAATAATTGGTGTAAAATTAATTACAATATTTTAAGATTAATTGACGCCTGGCAGAGTAAGGACAGCAATGCTTGTTGAATTATCCGACATAAAGAATTATATGGATATTTCATTAACGACGCGCCAGGAAGACGCAGCCACGATGATTCTTGCAGGGCTAGAAAGCGAGCTGGAAGCCTATCTAAACCGACCCATAACGGTGCGAGAATTTGTAGAGACGATTAGACTGGATTCTGGCCACGTAGGGGTCCCAGTGGGCACATTCCTGACGACAAATCAAAACAATTTTAATACCAGCTTTACCGCAACAACAGGAATAGACGCAACCATATTCGCTATGCCACCTCCTACCGTATACCTAAAGAACACTCCAATAGTCTCAATTACGGAAGTAAAAGTGACTCCGATCTTTGGAACGGAAAGAATACTCGTAGAAGATACCGATTACGTCATCAGAAAATACGGCATTGACTACTACTACGGCTATGCAGATGACTTGATTGAAATAACCTACGAAGCAGGGCTGGACGGAGCATCCATCCCACTGTTTAAGCTGCTTATAATGCGTGCAGCTACGCGCGAAATGCAGAACATGTATGACGACGTAGTGGGCGTGAAGGACCTTAACACAAGGAACGTAGCGCCTATGGTTACTGGATTTTTGGATTCAGAGCTAGCTTCTGTGCGAAACTACAAAAGAGTGCGCATCTAAAATGGCCGGAGGAAAATACGTTGACGTAATAATAACCGTCGACGTAGACAACGACGAAGCTCAAGATCGCCTTCAGGCAATGAGGGACCGAGCTAAAAACTTAAAACCTGTCCTTAGGTGGGCTGGAGAGAAACTAGAACGTGCCTACTCTGCCAACTTCTCCACTATGGGAAGCTTTTCGGCAAGAGCGATGCTAAAAGGTGCCTGGCCACCACTCTCCCCCGCCTACGCAGCCTGGAAGATGAGTAGATTCCCAGGGGCCCCCATGCTTGTTAGGAGCGGAGGTTTACTCAAGGAAGTTACGACAATATCCAGCAACGCTGCAAGCACCATGGGAGACATGGAGGCTGAATTCGCAGTAGTTGGCAAAGTCCCAAAATTTCATCAATACGGAACAGAGACAATGCCGGCGCGTAAGATTATATTTGTTCCACGTACTTTTGATCAAGATGTAGCTGACGTCACTGGAAAGTTTATTAAATTTGGAAGTAAAATAACATGATCCATTTAATGAATGGCGCACACGAAGCAAAAAGCTACGTAAACCAATATCTTTCTACCGACATCCCACTAAGGCTCATAACCTACAGGAATGGCTGGAACGCAGACAGTACTCAACTGCCAGACCCTGAGCAATATATAACTCACGAACCTCTAGCGATAGACGCATGGCCGTCAATAGTGACACTTGTCTTGTCAACAAATCAACTAACACGAATAGGTTTTGAAAAAGAAAATCCTGTTTATCGCGTTTCCTACTCGATGCGCACATATGTCTGGGTAAGAACAGAAGGGCCTCAAGAATGTGGGCTCATGCGCGACAGGATGATAACTGTGGTCAGGTCTTCTCTTCTCGACTATCCATGCCTAAAAGCTTACGATAGTAGGGCTAATTTTAGAATATTAATTGACGAAGGCACAATTAGAGAAGAATTTTCAGACACGACGCTATTAAAAGGCGAAAGGTACATGGCTGGAGCCTTTCTTGGATATACCCTTGAAATCGACGAAGTTGTCGAAAGATTGGATATCGGAGAAGTGGCAGAAATTGATGTCACTGTCCGAATGCCCGAGCTCTTCAACAATGAACCAGTCGAATTTGATTTTACAGTTTAGTTATCATTTTATTTATGTAAAAGATCTTTAAGCTGAATAAGAAAAAAACGAATAAATAGTTGCACGTAATAACCATCGTGGATCTGTACAATTAAAACCAGTACGGGGTTCCCCTAGCCTAGACAGGAAGGTCCTATGCCAGGCGTAGTCATCTCAACATCAACAAGAACCGGTCCATCAACGGCTACAGTCCGTGACTCATCACAGCTGTTTCTGGTGGGCTTAACGGAGCGTGGTCCTTCGGATACTGCTACGTTAGTTCAAAGCGTCGCCGAATTCGAAGACATGTACGGAGGCTACTTAAGCTACTCCAACACCCATTCGATCGTCGAGTCATTCTTCGAGGAGGGCGGAACACAGTGCTACATCGCTAGAGCTGTTGATAGTGCCGCAACCATCGGAACAAAGACAATTGCTTCTGGAAGCGTCAGCTTGATGACACTCACCGCAAACGGTGCTGGCGCATGGAGCGCAGATGTTGACATCGAAATTACGCAACCTACTGCAACAACGTTCAAACTCAACATTTATTACCTGGACGTACTGAAGTACTCAACTGGAATTGTTACGAGCGTGACGCAAGCTGCTGGCAGAATAAATCAGTCTCCAGTTGCTTTGAGATACGTGGAAGCTACAGTCATAAGCAACGCCACTATCCCAGCAGTGCTCTTGAAGGCCAACGGAGCCTTGAGTGCAGGTAATGATGGTTACGCTTCTGTTACAGACAGCGAATACCTGATTGCCCTCAACCTCTTCTCAGATTCGCTAGGATCTGGGGCAGTCGCCGCTGCGGATTTCGTAGACGTCGATGTAATGAATGGTTATCTTGTTCTTCATGCAAACACGAACAGTAGAGTTGCCCTTCTGTACGGACCACAGGCTGATACTCCTACTCAAATCAAAGAGATGGCGCTTACCATCCAAGCTGAAGATAACGCTGAACATGCAGCGATTTATTACCCATGGGTAATTGTTCCGACATCAACCCCTGGTATAAATCGCACCATACCTCCAGTTGGTTATGTTGCAGGCATCAGATCGCGAACCCACAATGGCACAGGGCCTCACGCTCCGTATGCTGGCCTCGTCTCCTCTTCGCGCTTTGTTCTTGGCCTCAACAGTGAAATTACAAAATCCATTGGAGACGACCTTGACGAAGGTTTTGTAAACTCAATACGCACTATACAAAACACAGTTCGCATCTATGGCGCACGGTCCTGCTCTGCGGATACGGAAAATTTCCGCTACATCACACAACAAGATACGGTCAACTCGATCGTATCTGCGGCATACGTATCCCTTGAGGACCTGCTCTTTACCCCGATAGACGCCAGAGGCGCTGTATTCGCTGCGGTTGAGTCAAGGCTTCTTTCAATTTGCGAAGGTATGCGTGGTATCGGCGCACTTTATCCAGCATTCAGTGCGGCAACTGGCGTTCAGCTCGATCCTGGCTACACGGTCAAGTGCGACAGAACAATAAATCCAGTTTCCCAGCTTCAAGAAGGAACCGTTAAGGCGCGCGTAGGTATTCGCGTAAGCGCTATCGGTGACAAAATTGAAATCGACATCGTGAAGTCCAACCTGACCGCTTCAGTGGTTTAATCGGAGGAGTAATTTAAAATGGCAAAGTTAGCACAACGGCAAGTATTGGCGACAATAGCAGTAAGTACTTTTGATCCAAACTCAAGTCAGTTCAAGAATGTACAGACGAACCTCCCTAAGTGGGAATTGTTTAAGTTTGCTCAGGTATCTGGAGGCGAAATAACTGCTTCGGTTGAAAAAATCTACGAAGGCGGCAAGTCTCGCCCAACCGTTCTGTGCGCACCATCGGAGATAGGCGACATAACTTTAACCGCTCACTATGATGACGACATGACCTCGAGCTTAACAGAGAGCGGAATTGGCTACAAAATACAACAACTGCGCAAACATGTTGGTATTGGGTTTTACGATATTACGGTATCTGTTTACGACTGCGATATCAA